TTGTTGCTGTCCGTTTTCTACATATTCCCATATTTGTATATTCCCACCATTAGAAGTGTTACTATTTTGTAAATCAATAACGTAATTAGTATTAGCCAAATATATTGAATAAGAATTATTATCTCTTTTTGTGAATGTCCATTTTTGAGCTACATTATCTGTATCGCCCCACATCTGTACATTAGTACCATTTTCAAATACGGCTCCTTGTACATCTGCTACCATTCCAGAACCAACATTAATTATTTTATATGTTCCATCTGCTCTTTTAGTTATTTTAAATTTTTGTGCATTTGTGTTATTGTTTTCATATACTTGTAAATTTGCTCCTGCTTCTAATGAACTATTTAATACATCAAATACGAAATTATAATTTAGTTTACTATGTATTCTGTAATATCCTTCTTCTATTTCATTTGTAGTTAATATATTCTGATTCAAAATGACGTTCTGATTAAACACATTAGTAATATATTTAATAATATATTGATATAGTTTAGATCCATTTTCGTTTTGTATCTCTTGAATAATTCCCCAGTATTTTATTTCTCCATTTTCTTTTATCATTACTATGTCATTTGCTTTTGCTGTTGTTTTCTTTAATACATTTACTGTAGTATTTGCATTTGTTTCTTCATCTATATTAATCTCGTAATTAGATAATTCAACAATGTCTTTAACGCTAAAGTCTTTATAGTCGAAGATATACATATATGTATCGTCTGTTGTTATTTTTATTTTTTCTTGCTTTAAAACTCTAATATCTATATCTGTTGTATTTGTTGTATCTCCATCTACGCAAGAAATTTGTGCGTTATATATTCCACCAGTTGCAGGTGCAGTTAGCTCTACTTCATATTCATCAGTCATTTCGTTATATGTTGCATTATACAATTTATTATTAAATTTAACTGTTACAATTCTTGCCATATCTAAACCACCTTGTAATATGCATAAACACTAACTTCTGCATTTAATATTTCGTTATCTGCCGACATAATTAGTTCACAAGATTTTCCTTTTGGAAATTTAATAACGTTGTTGTTAGATGGATCTATATTATCTAATTCGAATAACTTTGTATAAGTTCCGTCTGTGTTTTCTTTTCTAATATAGAAATTATTTTCTTGTGTACAATATTCAAATGTTTCATATTCTTGCAATGTTACATTTACTGCTACTTCTTGATATAGTTGTCCTTCAACTTTTAAAGTTAATGTCGGATTGGTAACAGGTCCTTTGATTTTAATTAAAACTGGAGCTGGTACATGTCCTAGATTAATATATTCTAAAGTTCTATTATTGTAGTCAACAAATTTACTATTCCATCTAAAATCCCAGCGAATTTCATTAGCTTGTGCAGAAGTAGAGTATATAGTTTTGTTCTCTTCATACCACAAACTTAAAGAATCAAATGTAACAGGACATTTTAATATTCCATCTACATCTATTTGTCCTTTGCCAATGTTTTGAATGTTTATATTTTTAAAATATTCTTTTACAGGAAGATTTTTATAAGGTATTTTGTATCCAAATCTTAAGTTTTCAGAATTTTCTATATAATCTACAAAGCTCTTATAATTGTCATAACAGCTAAAATTAGCTGTTCCAGTTATTTGTCCTTGTTGTACATTCCTTAAAGTTTCAAAAAAGGAATTTCCTATTTGTTCATATGTAGTATTGTAAGAATATCCTAGCCCATCAGGTTCAGATAAAAAACAAGACTTGTATAAATCCATTAAGTTAAATTCTTGTCCTTTTTCATTTATAAGTCTAAATTGTCTTACCATTTTTTCCTCCAGTTAAGAATAAAAAAAGAACAGTCTAAAACTGCTCTTTTATCGTATTTTTAAGGTATATAATTACTCTAATAATAAAATAAAACGGCTTAAAATCTATTTTCGTAAGCCGTTTTTTCTACTTTTTATTCAATTTTAATCTGTTAAGTTATCTATAGCATATTGTGCTTCTTCTGCAGTAAATTTTTCTCCGTAGTCAGAAATTAGTTGGTCATATATTGCACTTTTTGACATATTCATAGTATCTTGATAAGATTTAGCTTTTTCTAAAGCATTTGCCTTATAATCAACATCTAAATTATCAATAGCATATTGAGCAGCATCTGCTGGAAACTGTTCCCCATATTCAGAGGTTAACTGATCATATATTCCTTGTTTTGACATATGCATCATATCAGAATAAGATTTAGCTTTTTCTAAAGCATTTCTATATTCTTTTGGTATACTTGTGTCCTCTTCTTCTTTTTTATCATTAGAAGATGTTGCAGTATCTACTACTATTTCATTATTTGTATTTTCTGTTTTAGTAGATGTTTGTGTATCATTGTTTCCTTGTGAGCCACCTATAATTGCAATAACTACTATTACTATTATTAACCAAAACCACCATTTCTTATAAATAGGCTTTTTTTCCATGTTATCTCCTCCTTTATTTTTACAATTACAGTATATCATAAAGGATTATTATTTCAACCTATTTTTTTCGATGTTATTTTACATTTTTCGACATTTTATGCTACCATTGTAGCCCATATCTTTTATCTATATAATTAAAAGCTCTTTCTAGCTCATTTTCTGACATTTGTTGTGGATAAAAATTAACTACAATATTATTGTTTGACCCATTCGCTTCTCTTAGAGCCTCTGTCATATATTTAGTTAAAGTTCTATCTAATGGAATTACTGCTTCTGCTGATTTACCTTCTCCAATCATTGCTAAAGTTGCTTTGTCAACAATACCACCTTTTGCTAGTTGTGGAATTTCTGGTATATTGATTCCTTTTCCTCCTATTCCAGGAACCCAATCTGGAACTTTTACTTTATTTAAACCTCTAATCATTCCGTTAATAATTGAAATGATTCCATTGATTGGTGCTTTTATTATTGCTCCTAGTCCAGAAACTATATTAGAAAAAATATCTTTAATTCCATTCCAAGCTTTTTCCCAATTTCCACTAAATACTCCTGTTATAAAATCAATTATGCCTTTAAATATTCCAGTCACGGATTGTACTACTGAACCTATTGTATTTCCAAAAGCTTGCACTACACCAGATATTGCACCAAAAACAACACTAAAAACAGGTTGTAATTTTTCTACTAAAAAATTTATTATTGGAGAAATTATATTGTTCCAAATCATAGACACAATATCAATCAAACCATTTACTACTCCCATTACGTTTTCAACAATTTTTGACCCCGTATTGTTCCAAAAATCCATTAGCCAGGTTAACATTTCAGTTATAAAAGGTTCAATAAAACTCCATAATTGCTGTAAAACTGATGTTATAGTATTTATTACACTCATTACAAGATTTTTAATATTATTGATTACTGGCATTACAGTATTTTGAAATAGAGCAACTAGATTGTTCCATGTTTCTTGAACTTTTGCTCTAAATTGTTCATTAGTATTGTATAAATGTGTAAACACTCCAATTAAAACTGTTATTACTCCAATTACAATTCCTACTGGTCCTGTTAATGTTGTTAATATAGTACTTAAAGTTCCTGTTCCAGCACTTAACCCAGCTATTGCTGATGATACTGTGCTTAACATTCCAGAAATAGCACTAAATGCTGTAATCAATTTTCCTATAATTAGTATTATTGGTCCTACAATAGCTGCAATAGCAGTTATTGCTAAAATTGTTTTTTGAGTACTTTCTGGTAATTCCATAAACTTGTTTATAAGTTCTGTGATTTTATTTGCTGCTTCTGTTATATATGGAGCTAACATTTGTTGTACTTTAATAGCTAAACTTTCTAAAGCTCCACTCATCTCTTCAATTGAGCCCGAAGTGTTATTTAACATAGTGTCTGCCATATTTGCTGCAGCATCATCACAGTTTTCAAATGACTTTGTCATATCGTTCAGTTCATTCGGACCTCTTTGTATTAAAGATAACATTCCAGATAATGATTCTGTTCCAAACAAAGTGGTTAGAGCATATTGCTGTTGTTCTTCTGATAAACCAGCTGTACTATCTTGTAGCATTTTAATTATTTCTGTTAGTGATTTCATTTTTCCTTCGTTATCATAAAAACTTATCCCTAAATTTTCCATTACTTCAACCATTTTATCGGTTGGTTTAGTTAATCTTGTTAATGCTCCTCTTAATGAGGTTCCTGCTTGACTACCTTTAATACCAGCATCAGACATAATGCCAATTGCCGCTGCTGTTTCTTCTAATGAGATTCCCATTGTATGCGCTACAGGTGCAACGTATTTCATTGCTTCTCCCATATCCTCTGTTTGAGCATTTGTTTTTGCAGCTGCTTCTGCAAAAACATCCGCAACATGACCTGCTTCGCTAGCATCTAATCCAAATCCTCTTATAGCACTTGCTGCAATTTCGGATGCAGTTGCAAGATCTGCTCCACTTGATGCTGCTAAATCTAACAAACCTGGCATAGCTTCCATTATTTCTGATGTGTTGAAACCAGCACTTGCTAAATTTTCCATTCCTTCTGCTGCTTCTGAAGCACTAAAGCTAGTTGTCGCTCCTAGCTCTATAGCTTGATCTGTTAATTTTTTTAGTTCTTCTCCTGTAGCGCCTGCTATTGCTTGAACTCTTGACATTTGCTTTTCAAAATTATTACCTATACTAACTGCTGCTGTTGTTAAGCCTAATATTGGCACTGTAATACTTGTTGTAATTGTTCCTCCTGCTTTTGAAAAAGAATCTCCTATTTTTGAAGTTTTTTTGCTTAAAGAATCTAATGATTTGCTTACAGATGTCCAATTAGAAGCTTCTATTTTTAGTTTTTTTACCTCGTTTTGAGTTTTTATTAATTCTCTTTGATATGATCTATAGTTTTCTGTAGAAATTGTAGTTTCATTTAATTGTTTCTGCTCTTTTTTTAATTCTTTTAAAGTATTTTTACATTTTTCAACTTCTTGATTTATTTCATTGTACTGTTGCTTTGATATTTTTCCTTTTTCAAACTCCGAATTGGCTTTTTGTTGAGCTTTCTGCAATTCTTTTAATTCTATTTCGGTTTTTGATATCGATTCTGCTATTTGTTCTATTTTAGGTTGTAACTTAATGTAATTTTGCCATTTCTCTTTTACTTGTTCTTGCACACTTTCTAAGGTCTTAAGCTTATTAGTAGTCTTTTGAATATTTTCATTAAGAATATCCTGCTTCTGCGCTAATAATTCTGTGCTTTTAGGATCAAATTTTAATAAGCTATTTATTCCTTTTAATTCTTTAGATAAACTGCTAGTTGTAGAATTTACTTTACTTAATGCTTTTTGTAGATTAGATGTATCTCCACCAATTTCAACTACAATTCCTTTAATTGTTCCTGGCATTTCTTACCTCCTTGCAGCTAATTTATCCCAGTCAGCTTGTGTTGCTTTACGAGGTTTAGCTTCTTTGCCTATGTCATCAATAAAACAAAGCATTATTTTAGCTATATCTTTATACTTAAATAGTTTTAAATCGTTAATGCTTAAACCGATTCTTAAACAATTAGCTATAAATCTATGCTCTTCTAAAGTTTCTATTTTTTGAGCTGTGCTTTTTATTTTTTTATTGCTTTCTTCAATAAGCTCTTCATCAACAAAAGGAGGTAACGGCTAATTCCGTTACCTCGCTAATCCAAGAAGAACTTAAATCAATTTTCTCTATATTTGTAAGCCATTTTTCAAAAGATTCAATTTCAGGATTTGCTGTGTATATTAGTATATAAGCAATCTTTTCAATTACATCAATAAAATCATCTAAACTATCCATCATTGAGTAATTTAATTGCTCTTGAATTTCCTCTTCTGATTTATTTTCATTTTCTAATTTTTGTCGTATCTTTTTTTGCTGTTCTGAAAATTGATTTAATATTTTTATATCTGAAAAAATACCTTTTCCAAAAATTTCTTTATATTGAAATCTAGTAAAAGCATTACAATCAATAGGGTATTTTTTGTTGCATATTGTAATTTCTTTCATAATTTCCTCCTATACTCCTGCTGTAGCATCTTTTTCATATACTTTTGTAAAAAATGCATTGTATATTTCTTCGTTTGTGTCATTTGGTTCTATATATGCCATAACTGCTTTGTCAGACGTTCTTGGTGACATAGTTATTGTTAATGTTTCTGTTCCTACTTCAACAGATTCTTCTTTAGTATTGTTCTCTCTACTTGGTCTTGTAGCAGTACAATCAAAGAAAACCCATCTTCTATTTTTTTGATCTCCTTGTCCTTGAAACATTAAAGCGAATCTTGCTGTTTTATCGTCTGCATTTTCAAAAATTGCTCCATTAGTATCTTTTTGTCTTCCTAAAATTTCTGTTAAAAATTCTTCTGGTGTGATTGCTAATTCAAGATCTCCAGAATATCCTTGATTTGAGCTCGCAATATAATATTTAATGTTATCTGCATAAAAAGCTGTTTCTTCACCTTCTGGTTCAAAACTTAATCCTACAGCTCCTGGCATAGGAAAAGGTGTTCCGTATGTTATTTGACCCTCTTGTTCTGTTATTTTTGCTATGTAACATTGTTCTATGCCGTATAAAACTTTGTTATTAGTTTCAGCCATATCTATTTCCTCCTAATTTTTAAATTTCAAAAAAATAACTTACTTGCCAGATTCCTTCATCTTTCAAGTAAGTTTCTTCTGTTTTATTCCACGGAATATCCGCTAAAATAATATCTTCTATTTTGTTTTGTTCTTCAATATTCTTGTCTATATATGTATAATCTAACTTTATTGGCAGTCTCTTTTTATAAACTTTATTATCTGCCATAAAATTGTCTGTATCTATCGTTATTGCTACTAAATGTGGAGGCTGTGTTATTTTCTTAAATCTTCCATATGCGTATTTAAAGCTTTGTTCTATACATCTTTGCTTTAATTCTTCTAATGTCATTTTAAGCCTCCTATGTCTTGTTTTAATTTGTCCTCAAACTTCTTGCTATATTCTTGTTCTACTGGTCTTATGTGTGGCTGTGCTTCTGTATGTCCTCCATCAGCTGTAGCATGACCAAACTCTAATAAATGAGTAAGTCGATAGTGGTCTTTGTTATAAAGCTTAACAATATAACTATTTTTACCTTTTTTATCTTTACGTAATCTCCAACTTTTTGCATATTCACCTGTTGCTCCTTTTGGAGATTCTTGTTTAATTGTTTTTACTGCTTCTTTACCAATTTCATTTGCATCTTTTTCTACAATATCTGATATATCATCTGCATATCCTTCTAATGCTTTCATTATTTCTTTGCTTAACATTTCTCCAGATATGCTTTTAGACATTTTTTATCTTCCTTTCACAAATCAAAGTTACTTCATCTGCGTAAGGTTCTGTTGCTCTTATAATAGTATAAGTAATTCCCATATATTTGAGTTCTTGCTGTCCTTCGTAATTTAAAGCACTTATTTTTAATCTTAAGGTTGGTTTGTATCCAGATTGGTTGGCTACATAATATTCTTTAGCATATATTTCTTCATTCTTTATAATTAGTACAGGTGTTTCTTTTGTTATTTCTTTTTCTACACCTATTTCATCTTGTATGATTTCTTTAGATAGTAAAATACATTCAACATCATGCATCTTTATCAACCACCTTATAGTCTATCGATAAACCTAAATTAGCACAGAGATAGTTATATACTTTCTGTGCAGACTCTTTGTCTTTAATGTCTACATTGCCAAAATTAGCCTTTACAAACATAATAATAGCAGAATCTATTAAGCTGTTATCTTTTTTAATGTTGATACCTTGCCTTTCTAGATCTGCTATTCCTGCATTTATCCACATTTTTATTTCTTCATCTTTAGCTGTTGCAGTTTCAACTAGGCTTAAAGATTGTTTTGCTAGTTTTAGTAGTTTGTCCATTTATTTTTCTCCTAAACTCCTGTTTGTGTAACAGTTATTGCAGATGTACTCTCGTCAGAAAATGTTACTGTTCCTCCTGTTACTTTTCCTGTTTCATCTGTGGTTAAAGCTATAGCTGTTACACTTTTTCCATCTTTACCTGCCGCTCCAGTATCTCCTTTGTCACCTTTTGGGCCTTGTTCACCTGTATCGCCTTTTTCACCTTTTTCGCCTTGAGGTCCAGCAGGTCCTTGACTGCCAGCACCTTCTTTATAATTCTTTACTATATAATCTAATACTTCACACACTGTTTCGCCTGCAACTTCATCTTCAGAAGTTGCAGATGTCACTTTTAGTGCTAATTGTTTTAAAAATTTTACTTTAGTATCCATTTAGTTTCCTCCTATTCTGCTTTTTGGCTATATGCAAAATAATCTGGTCTTGCTACACCATCATATATTGCATATCCTCCATAAACGATTCTTCTTGGTTTTATCTTTGTTTCTTTATCTACTCTAACTGGTGTAACTTCGTTTAATATGTAGTTTCTCATGTTTCCAGAGATTATGTCATCATCTTTTAAGTATGGGTCTACTTCAACAGGAGTTAATTTATTTGTTGCAAGACCTTGTAAGAATGGATAATTTCCATTGTTATCTTTGTATCCACAAATATCTATATTTACATTTGTAGAAATATATGTTTTTGCTCCTCTTCTAGCCTCTGTTGATAAAGATTTGTATGCAGCAATTATTCTATCTATTGGTGTTTCTCCTTCTTTTATTGGTGTTAAATCTTTTGTGATCCCTTTTGGTTTATTTACTCCATCTCCATAGATAATAGCATTTACTAAAGCTATACCCATTTTTGCTGCTAATTCTTCAACAATAAATGGAATAAAGCTATCTACTGCCATTTGTTCTAATTTCCATGTAATTTCAACATCTTTAGCTAGTTCCCAGCCAGTTAATTGTAAGTTACCATATTTTTGTCCTTCATTTTTTGTTTCTTTAAGCTCTGTATACCATTCAGCATCATCAGCTTCATCTAAATATGGTAATTCAATATTTCCTGCTACATTTAATTTTCTTACATCTCTATAAATTGGGCTTGAATCTGTTATAATTTCCATAATGTCACTTCTTACAGATTTTGGAATAAATAGGCCGCCATTGTTAATTCCTTGTGTTTCAGCAGCAGAAGCAACAAATTCTGTATCAGTTGTTGTGATTGCATCTCCTAATGCTCTCTTTTCTTCTTCTGTAAAATCTTTCTCTGGTCTTCCCATTAATTTTTTAGCCCAAGCTGTTCTATATTCTGGACTTTCTAAAACTTGCGCTAATGTTCTTTTTTGTTCTTTTTCCATTGGTTCTCCATCCTCTCTAACTTTTAGACTTCTTTTTTCTAAATTTTCAGTATCTTTTTTTAACTGGCTTAATGTACTTTTTGTTAATAACTGTCTTTCTTCTTCTTTTGTGATATCTTCTTTTTGTTTTTCTTCGATTTCTTCTAGTTTTTTAGCCTCTTTTTCAATTTCGTTTATTTCTTCTTCTGTTTTGGCTTCATTTAATAATTGTCTTAATTCTTCTTTTCTTTTTAGTATTTCTTCTTTGCTCATAACTTCCTCCTAAAATAAAAAATGACAGCTCTCCAGCTGTTTTATAAAAATCCTATCTTCCTCTCCAGTCAGAAAAAGCTAGCTCTCCAGCTAGCCTCTTTCGGTATTATAAACTTAATAAAACTTTTAATTTTCTTTTCTTAATTTCTAATTCTTTAGATTTGTCCATATTTTCTAAAGATTTTAAATTTCTTGCATACACTTCTGTAGAATCGTACGCAGGAATATCTACAACAGATACATCTGTTAATGCTGTAATTCTATTAACAGTTATTGTTCTACTTTCTGCATCATAAGAGTTCATATCTTCATCAGCAAAAAATCCAAAGCTCATCTTATCTATTAATTTGCTTTTTACTGCTTCATAAACAGATACATGATCTGGTATATTTCTATTTAAAACTGCTAGTACTTTTAATCCTATTTCATCTTTAATAAGATTTAATGTACCTCCTCTTGTTCTTGCTAATATTACCTTTCCATCAGAATGATTGTATTTAAGTGGTACATCAGACAAATCAGTGTCGTCTAATGCTCTAGGGCTTATTATTTCTGTATATCCATATAATTCTTTGAATTTTGGCTGTGTAGGTTGATTAAATTTAATTGCATAGCCTTCTAATATCATTTGCTTATTATCATCTTCTAATGCACGTAAATTAGCTAAACCATAATATTTATTTTCCATTGTTTTTTCCTCCTTGGTATTCGTTAGCTATTTCTTTATCTATATTGTTTAGAGATTGTACTATTCTTTCTCCTTCTTCTCCTCCAAGAGGTGCAAAGTCTAATACCTCTCTAATTTCATCTGTCTTAATTACACCTGCTGGTATTACAACTTTTAATAAGTTTGTCTTATCTGTCAAACTTGCATATTGTAATCTATTTGCAGTAAATACTATTTTATTTCCTCTTTTTATACTTTCTTTATTAAATATTTTTATAGTAAATACATTACTCAATTGCATTGCCAAAGGTTCAATTACACCTTCGTAAAAAGCATTCCATTGTTCGAAAGTATAATCGTTTCTTATTATGCTTTCAGAGATTCCATAATAATCGAAAATATTGTAATTAACTTGTTTTAATTGTTCGCTATCTAACGTAATTGGTTCCATATTTATTTCTTGAAATTCTGCTTTAGAGTCCATTGCAGCAATTCCACTTTCGTTTTCTAGATTTAAGAAATCTCTAACAAAAGCATTTTTACTTTCTTCTATATCTTTTTGCTTTAATACAGCATTATATTTTAATATTCCTTTTAAATTAGCAGTAGTCTTTATTGCGTTACTTATTCCTTCATTTGCAGTATGCGCTGTTTCTAAATCAGTTTGTAATACTTTATTATTTGTTCCAAAAATATCATGCTTATTGTAAAATTTTCTTAAATGTATTAAGTCTGTATATAATAAAAAATATTCTTGTCCATTAATGAATTTGAATTTTAGAAATAGATTACCAGCAGCATCTTCAAACAAAAAATAATTTTGTGCTAAAACTGGATAAAATCCTGTTATGAAATCTGTTTCATCTCTAGCTATAAAGACAAAAGCATTATTGTCGTTTTCCAATATTGAAACTGTTTTATAGATAAAATTGTAAGTATCCATTAAAGGATTTGGTTGTACACTTAGTAAATAATTAATATCTCCTTTAATGTTGTTGCTTATACTTCCTTTTATATGCTTTGGTAAAAGTTTAGCAGCATGAGTAGCAATTCTATCAATACATTGTCTAGCACATTTGCTGTCATATGTATCTCCACTCAATGTAGTAAATTGTGCTTCATAACTATTCAGCATTTTATATTGTGGTTGTATCGTGTCTTGTCTTTGTTCTTTTATATTAAAGATAAGCTCAAATAAGCTTCTTCTTTTTTTCTTCATATTATTCCTCCTGTAAAACTAAATAGTCATTCATTTTTTCATATAAAACACAGTAAGCTATTATTAAACTTACTGTACCATCAATTCTTTGCCTTTGTTTTTGTCCTTTAACAGGTCTTATATTGTCGTTTTCATCTCTTTTTACTGCTGTATTACATAAGCACCATTTTAAAATCGGATTGTTATTATAATTTACTTTCTTTTCAATTAAATCTGCTTCAAGCTGTTTCATAGGATTACTCATTGTCTTTGCTCCTTGTCTAACTTCAAACATTTCGAATCCATAATTTTTCATTTCTTCAACCCAATATTGAGTATTCCATGGATCATATCCAATCCACATTGCTGATATTTTGTATTCTTCATTCATTCTTAAAAACCATTGTGTTACATCAGTATAATTTACTTTAGCACCTTCGCATATTGTTACTAGACCTCTTTTCTCCCATTTATCGTATGGGATTTTGTCGTCTTTTATTTTAAATTCTAATCTTTCGCTTGGAATAAAATATTGTTGTATTACATATTTCTTGTTATGCTTTACAATTAATAAAGTTGCACATGTCAAATCTGTAGTGCTTGATAAGTCAACTCCTCCAATTGCATAAGTATCAAATAATTCCTCTATTTTATAAGTTTCTTCATTATTCGCAATATCGAATGTTATCCATTTGTCTTGGTCGTTTTGTCTGATATTAAAATCTTTGCATAACAAATTTGTTAATTCACTAGGATTATTTTTAGCTCTATTTACTTTATCTCGTAAGTCCTTAATATTCTTAATTGTTCCAAGACCAGGATTCGCCTGATACCAAGCTAGCTCGTTTTGCCAATCATTTGGATTATTTAATTCATAAATAACTGGCAATATTGTTTCGTCTACAATATCGCTTTTTCCTTCATATCCATTTATAACTTCTGTACAATACTCATATTCATTATCGAAAACACTTTCTCTAATTTGTCCCATTGTAGAAGTTTCCAAAAATAATGGTTCTTCTCTTGCAGACATTGAATCATACATAACATCTAGCAAGTTTTTATCTTTCCAAGCGTGAATTTCATCTCCAATTACAAAAAAAGCATTTAATCCATCTAGTGAATTAGAATCACTAGCTAATGCTTTAAAGAAACTTTCAGTTGCATCATAAAAAAGCCCATTTACTAGCGTTCTTATTCTTTTAGCTAGCACTGGGCTTTTCTTTATCATTCTTTTAGCTTCTTCCCAAACAACTTTTGCTTGGTCTTTCTTGGTAGCTACAGAATATATTTCTGCTCCACCTTCTCCAGCAGAAGTAAGCATATAAGTTCCTAATCCTGCGTCTATAGTAGATTTTCCATTTTTTCTTCCTACAAATAAAATTCCTTTTTTGTACTTTCTTAGACCAGTTTCTTTATCTACAAATCCAAATAATGCTTGAATAAATGCTTTTTGCCACAATTCTAATATAACAGGCTTTCCTGCCCATTTTCCTTTAGAATGTTTACAGAATTTTTCGATGAAATTAATTGGTCTATTAGCTTTATTAATATCAAATACATAAGTATGTGTTTCTTCTTCCTCTGTTATTTCATTAAAAAAAGAAACTTGTTTAGGATTGTATAAATCTTGTACAAGTTTCTTATATACTGCTAAAACTTTGTTAGAAGCTTTAATTGGATTTTTTAATAAAAATTGATAGTATTCTTCTGTATATGTAATCATGTTAAATCATTGAATCTTTCAAATTCATCATCCTCGCTAATTTGTTTTTCCTCTGGAAGCATATCATTTAGTTGTTTTATAATGTTCATATAATTTTTTATGCTTACATTATATGTTTTAGATGCTACGCTTTCTTTGTATCCAAATTGTCCTTTTCCATTCATGTAAAACTCTTTAATGCCGTTTTCTTTTATATCTTCTTGCATTAATCTTAATTGGACAGCTATAAAGGCTGCATTTTCTATAATTTTCTCTGCTAGCTTCTTTTGGTTTTCTGGTAAGTCTTTGTATAATTTCTTTAATCTATTTTTTTCTTTGTTTATTTCTTTTTTTATTTGTTCTCTTTGCTCTTCTGATATTTCTTCCTTTTGAGCATCTTCGAGTGCTCTTTTTACTGCATCATCTTCGTTCATCTACCACACCCCTCACGCGAAAGAACTTGTGTATTTTTCGAATGCCCACCCACCGTTCTCCCATAGGCATTGATTTTGTAAGGTTATGGGGGGCTATTTGCTATAATTGTTTCCACTTTCTTCCTATATTCTTCTAATTCTTTGATAGAATCATTTATTAAATTAATTTTTTTATTTATTTCTTTTTTATTTTTATCTGTAAGCTTTAAGTTGCTTAACTCATCTATTAATGTCTTATCATTTATATAATACTTCTGACTATTATTCTCTTTGTACACTCTAAACAAATCTTGAATCTTATCTTGATTATTTATTTCTTCTATCTCTTCTTTGGTCTTGTGAGTATTAACAATAATAAACTTAGAAGAATGTATTCTACTACAATCCTTGTGTTTTTGTAATGATTTAATACCTTCTTCTAAATCTATTCTGTCTTTATCTGTTAGGCTTTTCAATATAGTTATAGTATATACTTCGTCATCTATTGCTCTTTGTTCAATATTCATTCTTTATTAAATCTCCGTTTTCATCAAACTTGTACTCTACTTTGTCTGCAAAATGTTCAGTGTTGTGACATTGTTTGCATAAGCTTTCTAGATTGTTTATATTGAAGAATATATTATCATCTTCGTAATTTTGTTCAGTTATATATTCTTTATGATGTACAAAATAGGCAGGAACATATATTTCTTTCTTCTCACATCTTTCACACATAGGATTTAATATTAATTTCTGCCTTCTTAACTTCTGCCATCTTTTACTTTTGTATTTCTTTGCAATTAACGGATTATCTCTTTCTGTCATAACTATTCCTTCATTGCATTTTCTTTTTCTACTTTCTTTGTTGCTGTTTCTTTCTTTTCTATTACTTCAACTGCATATGGCTCTCCATTATTTCTTCTAGCTTTTAATATTTCTTCTGCTCTTTTATTATTAAATTGTTTTACTTGTCCTTCTTTGTATTCTTCTCTTGTATATTTATCTGGAACATTTACTAAAAATTTTATTTTTTTCATTTTACTCTCCTATTTTTTTATTAATTTTTAATAGTTGTATAATAAATCTGCCTAATAATTCTTCTATTTTTTCATTTGCCTCTTCTTCTGAAATTTCTAATGTGTTATTTTCTAATTTATCAGATATATCTACTACTTCATTTAAAATGTCTGTTATTTGTTTAAATAATTTAGCTAGATTTCTTAATTCTTCTGTATCCCTTTTTTCTATTTCCATCTTCTCCACTACTTTCTTTAAAACATTTATCATAATATTTGCATTGTTCACATTTACGTTTCATACATTCTTTCCAATTAATTTTATCTTTCATATATGTTCATTACCTTTATTAATAAATATAAAATTATAATCTTTAGTTTCATTTCATTCTCCTTATAAAATAAAAAAACAAGCTACACTAGAAATAGCTTGTTTAGTCAAATATTTATATTAAGAAAGGAGGTGATCTTGCAACAAATCACAATGTCTAGTACATAAAAAAGAGTAGACATTAAAAACATCTACTCTTATGGTTGCAGGAACAAGATTCGAACTTGTGACCTTTGGCTTATAAGACCAATGAGCTGCCATCTGCTCTATCCCGCAATATAAAAAATTGTGACATATATAGTCACAATTTTATGTAGTAATTATATTTGAATAATAATGAAAGGTTGCCTTGCAACTTTCTGTTGCTATTATAAATTATAAACTGTTATTTTTTAAAAAACAAGTGCAAAACAACCGCATTTTAACCGCAAAATAACCGCATTTTCATTTTTCTATATTTTTGACACTTTTTTTAATGCTCTATTAATCATTCTTTGTATTGTATCTTCACTTCTAGTTTCACTATACAATTGATAGTATATTCTATTTCCTATGTCTGCATAACTACATTCTTCTATGTATCTTGAAATCAATAACTGTTTCTCTTTATATGTTAATATCTCTAATCTGTCATCTACTGTTTCCACATCTTTTCTTAATTGTCTTATTTCCTCTTCTAGTTTTGCTATATCCTCTTCTAGTTTTATTCTCTTACTATCTACCTTTGTTACACTGTTTCCTGTTTTGTCTGATATTGTATTTTTACTATGTATTCCTTCTGTATCGTAATTTATTCCACTTATGCTAGTATCTACTACTAGATTTTTTAATTCTATTCTTTTGTTCTTTAATTCTTTTAATCTTATGTTTAATGTAGCTTTGTTTTCTTTGTAGTTTTTTAATAACTTAATTAAGGTTTTAATTTCCAATCTTTTGTACCTCCTACAATTTTATATTATTTTCTTTAATTCCTCTTCTAGATTTAATTTCTTATCATCTAATTCTTTATTATGCTTCTTTAAATCTTCTATTTTCTTATCTAATTTTATGAAATATCCTATGCTTTTTTTATTTAAATACTCTAATATTGTTTTATATTCGGCTATACTTATATTTTTATCTATACAATTAAGATCATACAATGATAGAACTTTGTCAAATAATTTTATGTTTCCTATATGTATTTCTATATTGATTCCTGGTAAATAAAAAAATGAAGGTATTGTGGTTTCTGTTATGTGATATTTTATTTTGTTAGTCGATCTTGCATTTATTTCATCTATTTTTCTTTGTAAATAAAATTTATATAAATCCTCTTCTGTAATTACAACTGGATCTATCTTTAATTGATTTTCTAAATTCTCTACTCTTTTTCTTAAATTAAACATTTGTATTCCTCCTTTTATTTTTTTCGTATTTCTTTCTTCTTGTTATTACTTTTCTCATTTGCTCTCATTTACCTTTCTATCAAGTTGCTTTATTGCTTTTGTATGTACATTTATAAGCTCTAATAATTTATTTTCTATTGGTGTTAATTTATCTGCATAACTTGGAAATTCATATTCTTCTATCTCTTGTATATCTATTTCTTCATCTAATAATACAAATTCCGTATTAGCTAGTTGTAGTAATGATAATGTTGTATTTGGATTAGACATGTACACAATATTATACCCATCCCAATACATTACTTGGGATTTTACCAAAAACTTTGTATCTTCCTTTATTTTACCTCCGTATATAGCTTGTACTAGTTCATGTCCTTTAAATGTTTTTTGCATCTATTCTTCCTCCAATCTGTAACAATTTCTTTCGTATTGCTCATGTGCTAGTATTGATTTTATATTTGCCACTTTTAAAGACATTCCATTTATTATATGATTTCCTACTAATAATTTCTCTTTTCCACTTGCTACTTTACCTCTATATACAATAAGGCTTTCGTTTACTATATCTCCCTCTTCTATTAAATCTATTATGTTAAAGCTATGGTTTACTATTCTTTCTTTAAAAGTAACATCTCTCATCGTCTGGTATTGATTATCAAAATATTGCTTATCTAAGTAAATATATAAACCATCTATTTTTGTAACTTTAAATATTCCATTATCAGTTCTAACAAATTCGTTTTCTTTAATCTCCATTGTTACCTCCTAATAATTCTGGATTGTCATATATGTTGCTTATTACTTCTGTATATTTTAATTGCTTATCTTTTTTATTTGGATTTCCTTCATTAAATAAATATTGCTGTTTTGTTTTTATTTCTTGTCCCATAAAAGCACATAAATATTCATCAAAAATTATTAAACATTTATTTTCTGCCCCTAATCCATTTTCAAAATATGATTTCACTATATCTCCTTCATATATTTCTTTTCCATTTTTATCTTTTAATCCTGTATATTGTCCTACAGATTCTGGATTTACTGCTTTAAACCAATTGTTATCATTTATATCCTGTATATCTATTGTTCCATCATCTAAAACTGATAAATTTCCATATATCCATCCGTCTTTACCATTATTAAATTTTTCTTCATTTACAGTAAAACCTCTAAATTTATATTCTCTCATTTTTTTCTATCCTTTCAAAATATTGTTTTGTGCAATTTAACATTTTCTCATATGTACAATCTTCATTAATATCCGTTTCACAATCGCATTTTATTGCACATACTGTATCATCTACTATTGCACTACTTACTATATGTTCTGTCATTAAATTTATAATCTTCTTATATTTTTCTATCTCTAAATCTTTTTCTTTTAGCATATTTAAAACTATTTCTAGACTTTCTTTTCCATTTACAAATCCACTTTTATTAAAATTTATAGTTTTATTCATATAGTTTACATATCTAATTGCTTTTTCTTGCTCTTTAGTCATCTACTCACCTTCTTCTATAAAATGAAATTAGTTTCATTATTTATCATCTTTACTATACTTTTTACTATATCTTTAATTATTTCACTTTGTTTGTGATGTGTTTTTACATATTCTTTTATATTGCCATCGTTATAATTTATCTTTAAATCTTCTAAGTATTTTATTATTAGATTATAAGCTTCATTATTATTTAGTATTGTTACTTCATGTTGTATTGTAAATCTACGAATTAAGGCTTCATCTATCATATCTCTACGATTAGTTGCTCCAATAATTATTAAATCATTTTCTAACAGGTCAAAAGATTGCATAAGTCCAATTACTATTCTTGACATCTCTCCTAAATCTTCTTTTCCTCTTTTTATCCCTATTGCATCTATTTCATCTAGCATCAACACACATTTTTGTTTTGAAATATAATCAAATACTTTTTCAATATTTTTACTTGTAGCCCCTAAATAAGAACTTATACATTGAGCAAAATTTAGATATGCAAACGGCATTCCTAATTTATATGCGACATATTTTCCAAATGTAGTTTTCCCAGTACCACTTTCCCCATAAAGTAAAGTTGTATTTAAATATTTTATTCTCATTTCACTTAATTTTTCATTAGTATTTTTAGCCATAGCAATTTGAGTAAATATATCTTTCTCTCTGTCTGTTAGATAATATCTATTTTCATTAAAATTAGATACATCTTCCATCTTTAATATTCCTTTAATATCATAAGGAAGCTCTATAAAATTATGCTGTGTTTCGAGTCTATTCTTTATAGTTTTACAAAAAT